TGCAGCCAAGGGAGCGAAGTAACATGGGCGCAGGCGGCATCATCCAGCAAAAGGCGGCAGCTTTACTGGTGGCGGTAACCACCGCGTGTATGTACGGGGTTCTCTCAGATTCTGACAAGGCGGCGGTCGATTCTATCGACGCCAAGGGACCTGCGACCTGTACCCAGGCGGATGTCGATGCGCTGTATGTGATCCTGGGACGCGCGAAGGGCTGCTGAGGGAAGTATGGTCCGTAGAAATCATCCCTCGCCGCAGATCATCGCGTTGCGGGCGCACTTCAAGCGCTTGCTGGAAGACCCGGTGATTGCCGCGAAGCTACCGCAGAGCATCCGCGATGATGTGGTGCTGGCGCTGGGGACCAATCCTTCCGCATGGCTGGCGGATCAGGATCGGGCGGTGTGGAATGCGGTGAAGATAGCGTGGAGCACGTTGTGATCAGCGGGACTGAGATTGCCCTCATCATCACGGCGAGCGGGGCATTCGTGACCTCGATGGTGGGGGCCGCCGTGAGCATTCGCAACGCATTCAACATCCAACGCATCGAGAAAAACACTAACTCGATTTCCCAGCGCAATGAGGACATCGCCAAGAAGCTCGGGATCCAGGAAGGTCGGCAGGCCCAGAGAGACCATCCTTTCCCATGAAACTCTCCCCCCTGGGTCTTGCGATCCTCTGTTTTGTCGAAGAACCGCGTCTGACGGGCTTCCCCGACAGCGGCGGCGTTCCAACCGCCGGTTACGGGCATACCGGCCCTGATGTCGCGATCGGAGTGCGTTACACGGTGGAGCGGATCCAGTCCTGGCTCGCCACCGATGTGGGGCGATTCGAGCAGGCGGTGGAATCCCTCGTGAAGATCCCTCTCACGCAGCACCAGTTTGACGCGCTGGTGATATTCGCCTACAACGTGGGCACCGGGGCCAAGGGCTTGGCCGGCTCCAGTCTACTACGGTATCTGAACGCCGATGACGCGGCCGATGCGGCTACCCAGTTCGCGGTGTGGGACAAGGTGCGGGGATTGGAAAACGTAGGGCTGGAGCGGCGCCGCGCGATTGAAAAGGCCCTGTTTCTGTCCTAACCCATCGAGGTCCCTATGAATCTCACCGGCTTCCGAACCTTCATCGTCACGGCCATGTCCGCCTTTATCGTGCCCTACCTCGCCAAACATGGCCTGACCCTCAGTCCCGATCAGCAAGTGTGGGCGGTGGGCGAGATCATGGGATTGGTTGGCATCGGCATGCGCCTAATCACCCGGACCCCCCCGGGCAAGCCGAACACGACCCTGCCGCCCCCGTCCCCCTCGACCCATCGTCAGGGCGGCTTCGCGTCGCCGTTCTTTCTGGCGCGGCTTTTGATCACCGCCATCTTCCTGCTGATTCTGGGAATCCTCCTGGCTTGCGCCAGTGCGCCCGCTCCCAAAACGCTGGACCAGTCGCTCGCCTACGTCGAAGGCGCCGTGATCACCGCGCAGCAGGGCATCACCACGGCACTCACCGCGGGACAGCTCAGCAGCGCCCAGGCGACCAATGCCAACACCCTGGCGCTGAATGTCCTGTCCATCGTCACGACGGCCCGAGCGGCTGAGAGTTCCAGTCCGGCCAGCGCCCAGAACGATCTGGCACTGGCGCAGACGGCCTTGACGGCGGTGCAGACCTACCTCACGACCGCCAAGGGGAAATGACATGGCCGCGATCGCGATCGTCTCAGGGGTGCTCGAGGGCGTGCAGCTGATCGAACAGGCCAGCGCCACCATCTCCGCCGTCACGGCCGCCATCCAGGCCGCGCAAGCCAGCGGTCAGGCGGTCGACTGGACCGGTATCCTGGGCGCTGAGAACAGTGCCGAAGCCTCACTACTCGCCGCAATCGCCACCGCAAAGGCAGCAGGCAAATGAAAAAGCTCCTACTCGTCCTACTCTCGGGGCTGCTGTGCGCAGCTGCGACGGCTCAGACCGTCACCACCGCCGTCAATCTCGGCTGGAAGGCGCCGACGGCCAACACGGATGGCAGCACGATCACTGGCACGCTGACCTATGCCCTGTATCAGGGACCTCCTGCAGGACCGTTCACGCAGGTCGCCACGGGCCTGACGGGCACCACGACCGTGGTCACCACGCTCGCCGCGGGCAACTGTTTCACGCTCGTGGCGAATGAGCTGATCGGGACCTCGACGACGAGCTCGGCGCCGACCGGCACGACCTGCGCGCTGATCCCGGACTCGCCTCCGGGCGGATTGACCGTCACGGTGACTTTGACGATCCACTAACGGGGTTTGCGCCAACTCGCGGCGTCGGGACAGGTCGCAAAATGGGAAGTGTGCCGCGTCAGGTCAAGTTGGTCGGCGCGATCGGTTGGCTTGGTGGTGGCGGCGTCCACGGGAATGCGCCTGCCCCTTTCGGTCTTGAACCAGACAATCAATGCCCGACATGACCGACACGGGGTCTCGAAGGGATGGTGGGTGCAGGTCATGATCGCATCACCCCTTCTACAGTGCGCACATACGCCAGGTAATGCGCCCCCACATCGTGTCTGAAGGGCTTTTGCTCAAAGGTGCTATCCAGCCGCTGCCGTTGGTTATCGTAGAGATCCCGGCCCGAGGCGATGAACTGCGGCAGTTTCTGCGCCTGGATGCAGGCGGGGCACACTACGGCAATGGCGCCTCTCATGGGCAATCGGCAGACTAGGCAACCCCAACCCTTGAAGCCGGCGGGGGCCTCGAACTCCAGCATCATCAGGTGCGGTTGTTTCTTAACATCCCCTTCGCAGCAGCAGCAGGGGCCGAAGCCGGGAAGCAGGATACGGCCGCCGGTACCGAGGAGATGATCAGTCATGCGCGATGCCTGGGTAGCCTTCCGATGGTTCCTCCGGTGAGTGTTTGCGCACGTACTCGGCGACGCGCCATTCGATACCTGGCGGCCGTGCATTGCCCATTGCGGCCTCAGCTGCGAGACGACTTGGGTAAACCGCGTAATACAGCGTCCAATCTCCGCCAGGGTGTCGGCGCTCAAGCATCCAGACAGACTCGCTGGATGTCTCGCGCGGTTCCACAGCGGTTCGAACCTGTTCCAACGGTGAGCTTAGTGCTGTACTCACGCACGACTGACAGAAGTTGCAGGCGCTGATGATGTGCCAGAATCGGTTGAAGTTTCCGCAAATCACACACTTGGCCTTAACTGTCTTTCCGTCGTGTAAAGCTGGCGAGGGGCCGCCATGTAAATTGGATCGCAGCTCAAGTGCGAGACTCGGTTTCGTCTCGACCTGCAAGCCTTCGCGTTGAATTAGCTTCGTGAGTGCGGCTGAAACGCATTGCGAGATAAACCGATAAGGGCGATCCTCCATCGGCCGGCCGAATCCATCGTTATCGCGTTGAAGCGTCACCTCGCGGCCACAGTCGGGACACTTCGCTTTCGGGGTTGCCGCTACCGTTTCCTTGGTCATGCGCTCAATCTCTGTATGGTGCCGTAATCCTCAGCCGCCTTCTGCAACCGCTCCATGGCTTCAACAACATCGGGATCGCAGTCGCAGTAGTCATACGCGAGCACTCCCCCGACAGCATCCAGCAGATTGGCTAGTGCCTTTTCTTCCACGCTCTGCTTCTCCGATGTCCGGTTGTCAGTGACCATCGAACAACCCCGGTCCCTTATCCGAATCGTGTTCCGGTGTCTGGCCGGGAGATTGCCAGAACGGGGGTTTCTCGGCCTTATGCGCATGCCCGTCCTCGATCACGAACCCAATCTGGCCGGTGGAATCGACGCGCTCAATCCATATCTGCAGGTCATGTTGGTCAGCGAGCTGACCCAACAGTTTCATCGCGTCGTTGTCGAGCAGCGAGCCGTCCCGGATGCGGATCACGCGCAGTTTGGGCGCCATGGCCATGGCAATGGATACTGAGGCCATCAGCTGTTCCGCATCCGACCCCTGCTCGAAGGGAACGCCGTTCAAGGTGATGCAGTCCTCACCGAAGCCGATACCCTCTACCGGCATCTTGGCCGCGGCGATCGCCTTCTGTTTGTCCTCTTCCCGCTTACGCATGCGAGCCGTGATGGCTTTGGAGCGGACCTCGAAGTTATCCGCGCTGACCGACAGTTTGCGGGCTTCGTCGCGTTTGCGGACCAGCAGGGCGATCGCGCGGGCATCGGCCAGGGCTTTGACGATATCGCGCGTATCGATCCGGGCAGGAAGGGGACCGATATCGGTCAGATTCCCCTGTAAGCTGACAGCTCTCTTGGCATTGGCGGCCGCTCTTTCTTCCAACTCATTAGCCTGCTCACGCAACCGGGCGGCATCGGCAGCC